GATCGAGGAAAAAGAACCCGAGGATCTGGCGGACAACCCGCCTGTATGGATCCCCGAATCCCAGCACGATGCGTGGAGGGAGTTCATTGGGGAGACAGGGTCTACGACTTTGTATTCTGCTCTGAACAACTGGAAGCGCCTTGCAGCTTAATTAAGGAGGAATCATGGACGAGGAAAAAGTAACCGAAGCTCCAGAATCCCCTCCTGAAGAGGTGCTGGAGAAAAAGAAGCCAAAGAAGACCAAGGTTGTTGTAGACCCACCGAAGATGGAAGCTCCAGTAGCAGCAGCACCTCCGGGACCGCTGCGGGAGTTTCACCCTTCACCGGCTCCGAACGTCGGGATCGCACGGGGTTCTAGCATTATCAACAGGCGTCTCGGGGTGGCCAAGGTGCAGCAAGTTTTGCCGCTCCGCAGGCTTCGGGCGATTGTGTATCCGTACAACACGCAACTGGTCATCAATCGTTAGGGGTGTCTCATGTTGCTGCAAGAAACTCTCGACTTTACTCCTACCATCACCGAAGGTGAGAATGGACGAATTCGGGTCGAGGGCCTCTACCAGCTCTATAACTGCGTGAACGCTAACAAGCGAATCTATGAGCGACGCTTGTGGGAGAATCTTCTCAAGAAACAATCTCCCTATATGCAAAAGCTCGAAGCTCGTCGAGCGCTTGGTGAGCTGGGGCACCCTTCTGAAGGGAAGACGCGCCTTTCTGAGGTCAGCCACCTGATTACTGATACATGGTTGGACGACAAACCGTCCAAAGGATGTATAGTGTGCGATCGTGGAGGAAATCCACAACACGGACACATTTTTTGCAAGGAAGAAATCCTTGATACACCGCAAGGAAAAACACTTGGCGCACTGCTTCGAGCAGGGTGCCAGCTCGGTGTGAGTTCACGAGGAAATGGTAGCGTTCGTCAGGAAGGCGACCATTCTATTGTGAATGATGACTATAAGCTAGAAACCTTTGACCATGTGCTTGATCCATCAACGCCGGGGGCATACCCCAGCATGGTCAGTGAAAGTCTGGTCAATGTAATAGAAAACCTGATCAAACCGCAGTGCCCTCCTGCCGAGTTGCAGGGGTACAGAAACATCTTGACTGGAATGGTTGATGGCATCGTCGAGGACGGCATCAGGGAGAGTGCTCGCAGTCTAGTGGAGACTCTCGATGTTCGTCTTGCCAATATGGAAGTTGGAAGTACGTCGGTTCAAGTTCCTGCATCGATGCCTGAATCTGAATCTCCGAAGCCTGTCGAAGCAACGCCTTCGACACCTGAAGAGCGCGGTGAGACTGGTAATAAAACACAACCCGATGACGTGGAGGAACGAATGGCAACGGTAGACAAGAATCACCCCGAGGTCCGTTCCTTGGCTGCTGAATTGGCTCAAGAGGGCCTGCAACTGGCACAGGAGGATTTCGATGCCAAGTTTGCAGAGGCCTGTTCGACCATCGATCAGCTTCGGAATGAACTTCATGTAGCGGAACAGAAGTACGCCGCTTCTGAGGAGCTTGGCAACGAACTTCTGAGCCAAGTTAAGGAGCTTCAGATTAAGTCACAATCGTTTCAGGAGCATATCGACGGTGAATATTCTATCGTCGAGAAGTATGAAACGGCAAAGAAGGTTATTGACGAGCTGGTGGACCGTGTCCGCAAGCTGAAGTACGCAGAGGCGCGGTCGATTGCTTCTGAGCAGCTCCTGAGTGAAGTGGTTGCGCGTGTGAAGCGCGATCGGCTCTCTGGTCACATCGAGGCTCTGATCAGCAATCTCGATATGCCTGAAAGCAGGGCTCGTCAGCTCCGTCCGGTCCTTTCTGAGGCACGGTCGATCGCTGAGGCAAATGTTCGCTTTGCTAGCCTCCAGTCCTTCCTGACCGAACAGGTTTCTGGGGAACCTATGAAGCCTGTACGTACGGAAGGCGCTCTGCCAACCCCGAATAGGGGTGGACAGATTATGGAGGAACAAACCGCTCTTCTCGGTGACCCGAATGAGGGCGCTGGTCAAGTGACAGAGGAACAACAGATTACGCGGCAGTTGGTTAGACGCCTGAGCCGCCAACATGCTGCGTAAAGCTGTAATAGGAGAGGAATAAACATGATTTCGGCAAATCTTGTAGAGAAGCTCAACGAGGCAGGGCTTCACGACAACTTCATGAGTCTCGGTAGGGTTCTGGGAGAATCTCGGTGGGCTGAGTACTGCCAAGACCCCGTATGCCCGATCGAAGAGGACGGCACCAAGTATGGCTTGGCGGTCATGCTGGAGAACCTGAATCGCTATCTCCAGTCACTTGACGAGACCACACGGGCTGTTAGTGTTGGAGACTTCCAGAAGTATGCGTTCCCACTGGTAAGGGCGATCTTCCCTGAACTGGTAGCGAACTCTCTGGTTAGCGTCCAGCCAATGCTCGGTCCTACGTCGTTGGTGTTCTACCTCGATTTCGTTTTTGGGACGGATAAGGGTCGTGTACGTCGTGGTGACACGATGTTCTCGTCCATCGCTCGTGGTCCCCAGCAGCCGTCGTACACCTCGCCACAGGTTGATGAGGAGACGGTAACGACTGGCAATCCCGCTGGTGGTAGTTTCAACCTGTCGTTTGTGCCTGTGGTCCCCAACTCGGTGGTTATCACCGATGGAACCCAAACGATGCGTGACGATGGAAATGGGAACCTGACCGGAGATGTGACTGGAACCCCAACCATCAACTACGCAACGGGGTCGATCGCTTCACTGGCGTTTGCTGTGGCTCCTGCGGCGGGCACTCCGATTACAGCCACTTATTCGTACGATATGGAAGCTAATCCACTTATTCCAGAGATGGATTTAGTTTTGCAATCGTCTCCAGTGGTTGCACGTCCTCACAAGCTGCGCACACGCTGGTCGCTCGAAGCAGCTTTCAACCTGCGCTCGCTGCATGGTCTGGAAGCTGAAGTCGAGCTGACGTCGGCAGTCGGGTCTGAGATCCGTTTCGAGATCGACCGTGAGGTCATTCTCGATCTGCGGCGTCTGGCTGGTTCGGGTTCCACGTTCTGGAATCGTGACCTGCCGTCTGGTGTGTCGTTCACTGAACAGAAGCTCTCGATCATCGATGCGTTCGTCGTGTCGAGCAACCTGATCCATAAGGCAACTGGTCGCGGAACGGCGACTTGGATGCTGATTGGTGAAAACGTTGCTAACGTGGTTGAGACGCTGCCGGGATTCGTACCGACTCCGGGTCTTCCTTCGGGTCTGATCAAGGGTGTGTACCGTGCCGGTCGTCTGAACGGTCGCTGGGATGTTTTCAAGGATCCGTTCTACCCTGACAACGACTACATGATGGGGTACAAGGGGGCCAGCTTCCTCGAAGCAGGTTATGTGTACGCACCGTACATCCCGCTGTACACCACGCCAACCGTGGTCCTCGATGACTTCATCGGTCGGAAGGGGCTGGCAACCCAGTATGGCAAGAAGAGTGTCAACCCTCTCTTCTACATCACGGGTCGCATCGGTACTGGTTCGGAGCTGGAGTCCGAGGCTGGTCTTCCCAGTGGGACGATCTCCAGTGGTACTCCGGGTGTGGCTGTTCGTACCCACGGGTCGGCACTCGATCTGCCGGGAATCACGGACGGTCGCGGTATCTTTGGTACTAAGACTCCGGTTGTATAGGCCAGCGTAGCACAAGTTTGGTGGGTGGGGCTTCGGCCCCACCCAACCGGATACAATGAGGCCTGCATGTTGAAGAAACTCTTTCTCACGTTTCTTACGCTACTGGTGCCATCGGCCTGTTTCGGTGGCGTAGTGCTTTTGAAGGCCACTGACGCAGAACTTCCCACTCTTGGTGCCGCTACTTTGACCACGGTCATTGACGACGCGCCTGTACCTGAACACCAGTGGGACGTTGTTGAGTTCGACGGGTCTACCGATACCTGCGCTATATGGCATTTTGTCTATCCTGCGGACTACCCAGTAGCTTCAGACCCAATCCCCAATATTCACGGGGTAAAACTGGATGCAGATCCCCCTTCCGGGACTCTTGCGCAGTTCCAATTCTTTGT